GAATGATGCCAGAGGGGATCTTGTTGCCCCACTTTTCTTCTGCCGCTTCCTGGCAGATCTTCTTGAGACCAGACAGGTCCGCGTTCGAGTCAAACAACATACAGACGCTGTATTTGGCGTCTCCACCCTGGATCGGGGCTTTTGCATCAAAAACATTTGGGAACGCCACTCTAAATTTGGGCGTTGTGATTCTCTCTGACATTTAAATCTCCTGTGGTTGTGGTTTTCTCATCAGTCCTCCCCAGCAAAATCCAAACGTGCGTGGGCAGCACCTTGTGTAACGGCGTGGCGTTTGTCTGTTTCGCTAACTAGCGTCAAGCCAGATGATTCTTTTCGGTGTAGATGATTCATCTCCTTCATCTCTTGCTTTCCGATGAGCTTCTCGATTGCGGCTGGCGATCTTAGCTTTTTGGAGTACATGTCCGACCCATCGAGGCCGAATGCTTGCAGTTCCTCTATCGTTTTGTCCTCGTTTACCCATTTTCGAACACCTCTTTTCGCTACGAGTTTGAAACCGGGAATGCCTACCCCGTCCATGGATTGTTGATACGCAAATTCTCGGACCTGTTTTGCCCAGCGCTCAATCATGGGCAGCATCGTCAATGAATCCGCCAGATCAAACGTATCAATCTCCGTTGAGAACTCCTTCCTTGCCATCTGCGTTGCTTGTTTCTTGACCTCTGGGCAGATGGCACCAGCGGGACACCACTGGCAATGCTTTCCCGGAACCAACGGCGCTTCAGGATCCATGACTCGCGCAACGGCATCCTCCAGTTCAGCCTGAAATTCAAGCAACTGAACAGCGTCGAATCGCCATCTGCGTACTGGTCCGTCCGGGTGTTCAAAGCGCGGTTGTACGATGATGAATTCCACATCCTCGATGCGAAGATTGTGGGCGATCACAAACAGCAGGATATAGAACACGCCCTGCTGATTGTTTTCCGCCTCAACACCTACGCCTTTGCCGTACTTGAAGTCGTAAACTTTCAGGTGGTGCTTCCGTTCTCTCCAGACCGCGGTATCCAGCGTTCCGAATAGATCCGGGTGGATCTCCGGGACATGGACTTTACGTTCTACATGCAGCTTGTCGCCCTTCTCCATGTCGTTTCGCACGGTATCGGCGTACAACTTGATACCGTCGAGCATCTCCTGGGTGACCTCAATATCGAAGCCTTCCTGCTGGATCAGATCCCCTAATTCTCGGATCGTGGGTTTCCCTGTCCCGATTGGAGCCTCTGAAAGTTTATGCGCTACGGTTCCTTCTGCTGCTGGAAAACTGGCTTTTGATTCAATGCCCTTGCTCAATCGGACAGAACCGGGGCATCGCTTCCAGCGTGCGTACCCGCTGCCCCCGATCCGGGAATGGCTACCCATCAGGTAATGCCTTCTCACAGGCATCAAAAAACTCTTTGTATTGCTCCACGGGTAACTCGGACAGTTTGCTCACCTTGAAGCGGGCCAGGAGTGACCTCGCATCCTGAAACCCAACCTTTTTGCAGACCAGATCCAGCGCGGCTCTAGCATCCTCTTTGGTCAATCCTGATGAAGGCTCCATTGGAGGAATCGGAACGTCCTTTAAACCTTCTTCAGTCGGAACAACCGTGTGTTCCACTTCCTCGACCTTGGCTTTACGTTTCCGCGTTCTCTTTGGTTTAACTTCTGGCGCTACAGGCGCTGGGGGTTCAGGTTTAAGCTCCGTAGGCGGGAGCGAAGGGACGGATTTGGTCACCTCGACCTGTGCCATCCTCGCGCCTCCAAGCGTTGTCATCATCTCCTCAAAAGACGAGAAGTTCATCTTAACTTCAATCATGATTTCTCCTTTGGTGTGGTTTTCTCATCACTCTTCATCCAAACAATTGAGTGATGGTTTCGGTCTTTCTTCTCAAAACACGCTGAATGCGTTCATCAATGGTCCCCGCGGCAGACACAAAACGAACAAATACGGGTTCATCCTGACCGATTCTGTGGCAGCGCATTGCTGCTTGCGCGTTGTCCGCCGGATTCCATGAGGCTTCTGCGAACAGCACATCATGCGCGGCGGTCAATGTGATGGCTGTTCCTGCTGCAACGACTTGCCCGATGAACACCCTGCATTTAGGGTCTGTCTGAAAACGGTCTATGTTCTCCTGGCGGCGACGAGGTGGGGTTCCACCAAACAACGTGACCACACCGAATCGACCAAACTTCTTACGAAGTGCGCCAGCAAGTATGCTGATGACATCCCGATGCACAGCGAACACAACGATTTTCCTCATCCCGTTCTGTAGATCATTGGCGACGAGTTCAGCGATACCGGGGGCTTTGGATACACCAAGGTAACGGCGTAACTTAGCAACTCCTCCGGAGTTGTATTTGTTTCCTCCGATCGCATGGAGTGCTTGCAGTGTCTGTTCGCTCTGTGTCTCATCGAGGATCAACTTCACCGCGGTCAGCATAGGCTCGAAGTCCAGCACATGATTGGGAACCAGGGTCTCCGGGAAGTAAATCTCCTCATCGACTTCTGATTTCTCAACAACAATTTCCGAATACCGAATCGGTGGCAGATCTTTCAAGACTTCCTCCTTTTTGCGTCTTAACATGATGGGTTGAATGGTCTGTCTCAGATGGGGGATGTTCTTTCCTCCGGTGATCTTGAAGCCAAAGTTGTCCTGGAATCCGGTGCAGTACTCCCTTACGAAATCCCAATACCGCTTTCGATAGACTCCGAATGCGTTCAGCATTGTCCATAACTCTGATGGGTCATTGGGGGCTGGAGTACCCGACAGACAAAACACTCTCTTTGATAACGGAACAATCTTCGAATAGACGATCTTTGTTCTCTGCGCTTGCCGATTCTTCAGGAAATGCGACTCATCGAGAATCAGAACATCGATCTCTTCGCGGGTGATCTGGTTCAGAATGGGTTTTCTGGATGCCAGATCATAAGAACAGATGATCAACGAGCCGGTGATGTTTTCCCGAGTGGTCATTACCACCGTGGCTTCTCGATTTATCTGGCTAAAAAGAGTGAATTCCCGTTCCCAGTTGAGCCTTGCTACCGCGGGACACAGGACCAGAATGCGTTTAGCATTCACCTGATCACAGGCTGAGATGGATTGTGCGGTCTTTCCAAGTCCCATTTCATCTGCCAGTAGCGCATGCGGCTTACTGGCTAGAAAGGAGGCTCCCTCCTCCTGGTAGGGGTAAAGATCCATGCTATTCACACAACCCGTAAGCAGATGAGCATGTTTCAGGTTCTTCTAATCTTTTCTGATCTATGATTTTGCCTCCGTATTTAGTCTGGGACCACCTAACTGCAGCGTGTATGTTCTCCCCCCGTTCTGTACTATAGAAGAACGAAGCCCCGTCCTGTTTCGAGGCTTCTTTTACCAACGCCTCCCATTCAGATATACGCGATATCACAGTGGGGAAGCGTTTGCTGATCTCTAATAATTCATCTTTTCTACATCCAATGCAGGGCATACACCCGACTCTTCCCATGCCTTGTGTGTACAGCGGGTTTGGTTTGATCCCGTGGCGCTTATGCATCTTGAATACGTCAGCGACATCCCAATCCAGTATCGGTCTGTAATGCCAGAGTCCACCTCCGACCTCTTCTAAAAGAGGTAGTTTTGATCGCGCTTTTGATTCATCTCGTCTAACTCCTTGCCATGAGTAAACTGTCCGCCCTTTCTCCATCAGCGGCATATACACTTGCTCTGTAGCAGGAAATATCTTCAACTCCTGAGTACAGAATCGGACCATTGTGGAGGGGAATCTGCCTTTCCATAGGCATAAATCAAGGAATTGATTTCCTGTAGGCTGAAGAATAGCAACTGCTCTATCTATCTTTTCCTGACTGATTCCATCGTTTGCCCAATGGGATTGGATGTAGCGGGCTTTACCCTTCAAATTCTCTGTGAAGTCTGCCTTTACCCACTGAATACGCACGCCCACTGCTTCTTCAAGATACCTAACGTATTCGTAAGTAATCTCATGCTCATTTCCTGTATCACAGAAGACTGCATCCAGATACGGAGTTTCAAATTCAACAGCTAAAAGCAGCAAAGCAGTGGAGTCCTTTCCTCCAGATACGGATACAATATTGTTCCGTTTTAAGTTTCTGATGAAATTTAAAAAGGAGTTATCTTTCATAATTCGCTGCGACATCCGATCCGCAAGCCGCGTACCCCGCAATATCAACCCAATTGTCATCATGCTGTGGGTTTGCTTTGATCCTGGCTGTTTTCAGCAAGATCATCATGGCGGCGACATCCACAGGAGAGATGTCTTCTCCGATATACGCGCTCCACAGCGCGGCGATGGCTGCGAAACTGTCTTCCGCGTTACCGTGCGTAGCAGCACGGTCATTCATGATGTATTCTTTCGCGGTGTCCAGCACCATTTCTCTATTCATACCGCCTCCCGTAGGTTGCAATTAACGCAGCTTCTGCCTTGTCTACATCTTTCTTTAGCGCCCAGTGGCTACAGAATCTTGGGTACAGGGCAGAGGCTTTCTGCCTTGATGAGTCCTTGTCCTTGGTAAGTCCCATGGATTTCTTCCACACAGCCGGTCTGACCAGTTGCATGGGAATCAGGTTTGCAGCGACAATCCCCTGAATCACTCCTGCGCTGAACCCGAAATTGAATGAAGATGTGACCCCCTGCTTTGGCATGGCATTCACATCCTCGATAACCGCCATCTTTGTCTCGTTTGCCATGCTATCGATCAGTACGCCAAGCTGGTATAAATCCAGCCTTCTTTTCTTCTTGCCGTTCACGGTGATTTGGTGGATAGGCATCCCGTGAATCTCCAGTTCTCCGGATTCATCCAGCCATGCCAACGCCCCAGACAAGCCCGGATCAATGCCCAGAATCTTCTTCAATCCAGTAGCTCCGCAATTTCATCTTGTTCCCACTTGTACACTCGTTTCGGAGTGAGACCGCTGTATAGCGGAAGCTCTGGGTAGAGGTCTTCTGTGGTGATTATTATTCCGTGTTTCTTAGCGGCTTTGATCACTTCCTTCAGTGCTGGTGCCGGGATAACGCCGCCCCTTCCAGCAGGGCGCTTGTAGGCCCATTTATAGATACCTGACGGAGTTCTGCCCAGCAAAGCCGCCAATCGTCTGGCCCCGCCGAACTTCCTGATGATTCTTTGAGCCTGATTGTGGCTTGGCCGATGATATCTTTTTGCTGGCATGATGCTTCTGATGTGTTAAAGCCCAACAATATGTTGCCATAATGGAAACACATGCGTCAAGCACAATTATCATTTAGCTTATCTTAATTTTTTGACATGAGTTATACCGTAATGTAGCCTAGATGATCATCAGTGATGTCCTACAGGTACATTTTATGAACCAAAACCGATGATCGACACCTTGTGGTTCCGGCAGAAACTCCGAGATTCCAGGATTTCTGGCAGAGAATTAGCACGAAAAATGAGGCTTGATCCTGCGGCGGTTAGCCTGATGCTTCGCGGTAAGCGGAGGATGCAAATGGATGAAGCGGGGGCTATCGCCAAGATCCTGGGTATTCCTCTGGAGGATGTACTTCAACGGTCAGGTATCAACACGCGGATCATTGAACGATTCGGCGTAGCGAATGTGGCGGGGTTGATTGACGCAGAGGCGCGTATCAGCCTTGATGTTGATGAGGGGGAGCAAATGCCTCTCCCGATTGGGATGGAGTCTGGCGCAAAAGCGTTCATCCTGCGTACTGCGTTTACAAACATGCACGCTTATGACCACTGGTGCATATACGCCAACTGGAAACCGGAGTGTATTTGTCTTGGAACTGATACTGGGTTATGCGTCATCGCGCATGGCGCGAAGCGATTTCTGGCGTTTGTAAAGCGTGGGTACGGACACCACAAATATGATTACATGCTGTGGGGAAGTTCTGATTGGACAGAGAATGTGACCCTCAGTGAGGTCTGCCCAGTATCATGGATTGGCCTGAATTGATCAGGCTTTTCCTTTAACTTATAGATTGTGATTTTCTCAATATGGAGGGATAAATGAAAGAATATTTAGAAACAAAAGAACTGGCTGAGAGGCTACACATCAAAGCCACAACACTCGTGAAGTGGAGACATGACCTGGAAGGTCCACCGTGGGCAAGATTTGGGAAGCGACATATTCGCTACCCAATCGCAGGAGTTGAGAACTGGTTAGCCAGCAATCTGTACGGTGAGGAGCAAGGAGCAATCCGGCTCATCATGTCGGAGGAGGAGGAACAGCATGATCTTTGAAGCAGAAGCTGCGGCTATGCGTAACCGCGGTGAACTCGTTGGGAAGCTGGACATGATCCAGCTTCATGGGAACGTGAGAAAACTTCAAGCTGAAATGGATGAGCTTCTGAATGTCTACGAAGACGATGATGTGGTACTCGTCATTGAACACCTGATGGATCTGGTCATTGCTACCACGAGAACCTCGTTGTCGATTCTGAATGAAGATGGATGCCAACGTGCTTTCGCCGCTGTCTTAGCTTCAAGGTTCAGAGCAGACTGTCTTGATGGGGATCATCCAGGCCCAAAAGCGAGATTGGTGCAGATCTGTGAGGACTGCGGAGTGCTGCCGGTTGCAGGGTTTTCCCGACGGCTGGACGAATGTGCCGCACCGAGGCAAACCGGCGGCTGATGCGCCCCGGTATAAATCGCTCGGAAACTCGATGGCAGTGCCAGTTGTTAAATGGATTCTCGAAAGAATCTTAATCGCGGAGTTACTTAGTTAGCGACCAATGTGCGACCAGCGGGAAATAATGAGACTTCTGAATAGACTTAAAACTGGCCTAAGTCATTGAAATAAATGGAGCTGGCGAACGGATTCGAACCGATGACCTGCTGATTACAAATCAGCATCACTTAGCGTATCCAACATCATTTAAGCACTAATATTGCGGTTTCCTATATCTATGTAGTACTATCTAGATACGTTAAGCACACTCTAATGTGCGACCAGTGCGCGACCAGGAGGCTACATGAAATTAACATCTGGAAACATAAGAAAAGGGAAGCCTGGAGATGTTCTCAGGGACGAGAAGATCCGGGGGTTGCATCTGCGGGTGTTCGAGAAGCGAGCATCTTATTATCTATACTATAGATCCAAGGGCGGAAAGGAACGCCGCCCCAAGCTGGGTGACCACCCTGCCCTGACCTTCCAAAGCGCCAGGGAGATCGCCCGTAAACTCCTCATTGATGTTGCTACTGGGCTGGATCCTGTTGCGGAGCGGGAAGCAAAGCGCGCTGAACCGTTCATCGGTGATCTTTGTGACCGTTACATGTCGGATTACGGTTCCCTGAAGAAGACTGGGAACCAGGATCAGGCTTTGATCGATAACATCATCAAACCAACTGTTGGGCGCATCAAGATCACAGCGCTGGGGTACACCGATGTGTCCGATCTGCACAGGAGGATGAGCGACATACCGTACAGAGCCAACAGGATGCTGGCGCTACTATCGAAGATGATGAATCTGGCAGAGAAATGGGAGTACAGAGAGAACCACTCCAACCCATGTCGGCATGTCACTCGCTTCAAGGAGCATAAACGGAAACGCTATATGCAACCCTCAGAAGCCGCGAGTATCGCAACACTGCTGAACCAACACAAGAAAGACAATCCTCAGTCTGTGCTGTTCATCTGGCTTTTGATCCTCACTGGGGCAAGAAAGAGCGAGATCGCCAGTGCAAGATGGGACTGGCTGGAAGGAAACAGATTGAATTTACCTGACTCCAAGACAGGAGAGCGCACCATCTATCTGCCGATACAGGTCATGGATTTACTCAAGGACATGCCTCATATCAGCGATACGATCACTGGAATCAAAGACCCGAAACGGTTATGGAGCCTGATCAGAAAGAGTGCGAGTGTTCCGGATCTGCGTCTTCACGATCTGCGGCATTCGTTTGCATCTGCAGCGTTAGCCGCGGGACTTACGTTATCTCAGATTGGGGAACTGCTGGGTCACGCAAACACGCAGACTACGCATCGGTATGCTCACTTGATGGATGAAACCGCGGTGGAATCAGCGAATGTAACTGCCAATAAGATTGAAGAGATGATGGCTTAGAACAGGTATATGTGATCGAGCAGATGGAGTGCTACTGACGATCAGGATCAAGAACAAAAGAGCTAAGAACCATTTCATTTGGCTCATCTGAAAAAATGAGCCGTTAATGAAAGAGTAAGAAAAAACGCACACATTGTAATTAAAATAATTAATGTTATTTTCGGGATAAACGGGAGAGCATCGAAAAACATTAGAACAATCAAGAATGCTCCTTTGAGCCATTCCATGTATCATCCTTCGAAAATAGTAGAAACCATGCTAACCTCGATTGCCCGTCTTACCCATCCTTTCCAATACACTGAGAAATGCGGCAGTTCAGAATAGTGTTTAATTCTGAAAGTAGTAAAGTCTCTCAATAATTCTCTTTTGTTTGCCATTGCAGCAGCAGCTATAGTCTTGTCTCCAATTAGGCCATCTTCGTAGATGTCCGGTCTAGCTATTGCCCGTTGCAAGAACCTTGCACTTTGCCGAACAGATTGATTTATCGCGCTATCAAAAACTGATAAGCAAAGCATATCTGGTAAGTCCTGGCACCTCGCCGCTTCCCAATAGTGTTTCTTATATAGAAGAGCAGCGTCTGCTTCGGTCGGAGTTCCATTCCGCCACGCCGATGGGTGAGATCGTTCAGCGATGCCATAAGCCGTGCGGCCACCGGGATCATTTTTATCGTCTACTATCCCTCCTTCGAACTTCAGAACTTGGGCCAAGCAATATGTGAATATCGATGGGTTAGTCATTACATGTAATTTCTATCTTGTTAGGGTCTAGTGCTTCAGACACTTCATATCTCACTGCCCTCCGCCCCAATTCTGGGATTGCACAATACTCGCTGACGGCGAAACTGGCTGCGCTCTTTATCATAGGAGCCGCACCACAGCCTGAGAGTACGACTAGCCCCAGTGTGACTATAACTTTCCTCATAATGTCCCCCTATTTTGTATCCAATGAACCAAACAACAACCAATAAGTCGATTAATAAAAAAATAACTACTAGAACCCAACCAATATTAAGTTTCACCTGTTATATTTAGATAACCTGTGGGTATACCTACTGACTGAATGATCCCGTAAAGAATCGACTTCGAAACTAATGAACCCACTTAACATGCCGTAACAAAACTCTTTAAATCTATACCACCAAGGAGGATCAACTTTCAGTTCCCCTACCTCGTCGAAGTAGTACATAGTCCCTATATGGTGATACCCAATCTTAGGGATGCGGGTTACAAGATCGTTGTGATTCCTGAATCGGTAGCAGTTTGGAAGCTGGTGCCTGAAAGCCTCGGAAAACCCTTTATCTCCTACGCGTGGTGACCCAAAAGTGTATAGCTCTGACTCAACATCACCCATTCGCGCCATGCAAAGTGTTGCCAGCCCCGCGCCGAGAGAATGCCCAGTGAAAATTAGCCTTTGGGTGGTCAGATTACTGGACACATAGGCCATCAATTCATCAAAAACGAGGTTCAGACTTTCCTGAAAACCCTCATGAACCATGCCCCATCCGCTTTCATACACTTTGAGAAATTCAAGATCCGCCTTGATGTCTGCGAACTGAGTGACTTCTGTCCCCCGGAAGCAAATAATGATCTCCCCCATCGGGACTAAGTTATTCCCTGTGTAGTTTGGAGAGGATTGGAGGACGTAACATTGGGTAGATCCCGAAGAAAAGAACTTGAACTGGCCGCCGTATCGCTTCTCAAAATCCTCTGGCTCCAGGTATGAGTCCATTGAGAGAAGAGCCATCCTGTGTGCTTTTCGATAATCAGTCATGTGCGTGTTCATCGTCTGAAAGGGTTCTCTGTATAACCGAAAGAGTCATCGTCCATGAATACTTTCTTAGGGAAGATGGTGCAGTTAAGTTTGTTACCGTCGCTCGATTCGACACAAAGCCTTAGAATATTGTTGTCGGAGTCATACGCCCACTTAGCTCTCTCAAGACCTGGGCAAACTTCTGCGTAAGCGGCAGAAGAGAAAAGAAGGAGAAGAGCGAGCCTCACAAAATCCCAAGAGCCGCGAAGAACCCAATCCGATCAGCCATCAAGAACAAGATACCCCCAGTAATAAACCAGCGGATTTGCGCGATAAGGTGTTTGATATCGCTAAGATCTGTAGATATCTTGGATATCTCTGCATCATGATGTTTAACCTCACCCTCTACCTCCCTTAATCTATATTCAATTTCATTAGACATTGTTCAACATTTCCAATTGGTCGTAATAAACGTATTTAAAAGAGTTCGGTCCACTAATTGAGTTTTGCGTGTAGATGATTTAACTGAGTCTTTCGTAGCTGCAAAATATGCATCTAAATCTTTCTTATTATAGTAATGTATTTTTCGCATCCCCCCGGCAATATCGACTGGTTTAGGGAAATTACTTGAATTGCCATTGCGGTGCCTTCTAACTTTTGATTTAGATATCTTCTTTTCTTTCGAATATTGAGTAAGAGTTATACCTAGTCGCGACAATATAATCCCTTGTTTTGCAACTTTAGTATTTTTCTTGCGTTGCGGAATTATAAAAGTCATGGTAATTAGCTGTTATTTTTGAGTTTAACCAAAGCGGTACGCACCGTATAACAGAATGCCCACCACTACTCCAAGTAAAAGTAATGGTTTTATATTTAGCCAGAAGTTCATTATCGTAATATTGCTTGAGCCAAGCCCCTTTCAATTACTCACCCCAGATACTTTCGAAATTGTCCTTAATTTCATGTCATCGATGCTTTCCAGAGGTGGTTGCATCGGTTCGAGGAAATTAAAATTCCTGATAATCTCGGACTCAAAAAGGGGTTCTAGCCCTTGAGGTATGTGATAGTCACCCTTACGCCGGACATGATCGATTAGATGAAGAAGAACCTCTGATCTATCTGTCCAAGATTCCCAATCGCTCACATATGTCCTGCATACAGTTTTTCTAGAATAATCAGTAACGATCTTTTCAACGTCTATACCCGATAATCGTGCTAAATCCCAAGAAGCCTTTCTCGGTAATTTTTGTAGTAAATAATGAAAGACTAAAATTTGCCATATAATTACCCGCCGCTGGAGAGTATGTATTAATTGATAAAGCATCTGCTTTCATATTCATTCAAATTTCTTAAAGGCTTCGAACATAATGCTGTCGGAGCCGTTATCTATTGGACTGTTGATCCCTTTTCTATTCCAGCCTATACGCAGATCAACTTCTTTAGTAATGCCTATGTGTGTAAACAATCGCATGGAATTTTGATATTCTCCAGATTCCAAGTGCTGTACCCACCTATACCCAACACCTTTCAGTTTTAAATCCAATTCTTTTGCTGTTGTGATAAACGGTAATAGAATTAGAAGTATGAATATTAAGTTACGCAATCTAAAAGGTAGATTTACCAAACGTGGCGTACATTCCTTAACGTAGTTACGAACTCATTCATAATTTGATTAGAGTTAACAGTCGAACTCAGTATGTCTTTTGATGTTTTAAAGAAAAGATCTAGCTCCTTAATATCGTAATACTGAAACCTCGTCTGTTTTCTGATTGAGGGAAATCCATTCGAGTCCTTGAATTTGTAAACATCCCATCTTGATATACTATTTCTCTCTGAATATCCGTTCAGAGTGACTAGACCATCAGAAAGATATTTATTGCCTCGCATATGCATTACGGCTTTGGATGCTTATCTTTGACTGCCCGAATACTCGATCTCCAGCCCCCCAAACCGTTGTGGTAGATATCGTCCAGTTGATCCTGCCACGAGGGGTATTCGTTCTGTCGGAGTCTTGCGTATTCTTGACTGTCGTACTCGGCCTGAAGTGAAGCGATACCATCAATACATTCTTGTTCTGTTGGTTTCGGGTCAGCCGAATGAATAATTAGGTTCGCATAGGTATGCTCTTTCCCAGTAAAACCAAACCACTGTCCAGTATGTGATCGGACTAGAAAATCTTCTAATGTATACTCCATTAAGTATCTCCTAATCGAATAAATGTCATAAACGTAGAATTCCCATCAGTCCATCCGGCGGTGGTGATACTGCTATTATGCGGCACGGAACTAAAACGGACTAAAGTGTTAGAAACGTCTGCAACATCCAATAGTATATCGGTAGTAATCGCTGAGAATGTATTCCCGCTCTCGTTAGAGACATGACCGTAATTGATTGCCCTATTCAACCAGGATGAACCATTATCAGTAGTAACTCCAATCATTGCACCCACATAACGTGAAACCATGGAGGAACCGTTGTGATAAATAGTGAAACTCACTGACCAAATACCCGTAGATGGAAACGTAAAAACACCGCTCGATTCAGTCATCCCTGTTCCGATCTTGTCAAAATCAGTGTCATTCCGCTCCAAATTCGATGCAATTGGCTCTGCACTGCCCGTAAAATCAGTTGTTAAGCGCCACTGGTCTGCTTCAGTAATACCGCCAGCTGGGAGGTTCGTAAGATTTGCTCCTGAAACTGCGGGTAATGCCGCTGACCCATTCAACCGAACCATTTGATTCGCCGATGTGCCAATTCCAGAACTGGCAACAGTTGCAAGATCAGCATCGTAAGCTTGGACATTCGTTCCAATCACCAGCCCCGTGATGGTATTGCCATTTAAATCTAAATTTCCCCCTAACTGAGGGCTTGTATCTTCGACAACATTCGCCAGACCACCACCAGCCGGGCCAGTGGCTCCAGTTGCACCGGTTGCTCCAGTTGCACCAGTTGCACCAGTTGCTCCCAGATTCCCAGATCGAGCAAAAGAGATATACATGGTATCTCCATTTGTCCACGATCCATTCGAATCAACATGAGTGACAACGCCCTGCAACCATCCTGTATTATCGGTAACTGCCCCGGTTAATGAATAAACTGCGTAGGTAGCAGGAGTACCAGACTTACGAATTGTGATATAGCCTTCATGAGTGCTATTTGTGCCGTCATCCCAGGACGCTATAAAATCACTGATATCTGGATTAGAGGCATCCGCCGATACCGCATCAAAGGCAATAGCCGTTACACTAGCAACCGTTGCATGATTCAGGCGTAATTCCCCCGTGCCTGGATCAGCCATCGTAGTTGAGTTGTCAAAAGTAAATTTAAATGCTAATGCGCCAGCAGTTGCCGTTGTACTGACTACGTCTGCGTTCGTTGAGACAAGATCAGCCGCTGTATCGACGGCATCAGACGCAGTTAAAACTGCTTTCGCTGTTGCAATAACAGCTTGAGCCGTTGAAATTACAGCTTGTTCCGTTGACGTAGTAGCAGATGCTGCTGAAGCAGTAGCAGAAGTTGCTGAAGCAGTAGCAGAAGTAGTAGCCGAGGCAGAATCAACAATTAGCGTCCACTTGGCAACATCCGTATTTGATGATATCGGCTGCGCCCCGGTCGAGGTGTGAGCAGTGATACAGATGTAGACATTGGAATTCGACGTATCTTTAATTAGATCTCGGACTACATAGGCTGTTGCAGCCCCCCAGTTTCCTCTGAATACCCCGATTTCCTGGGTGACATTCAGATCTCCACTCGCATCAAAAGCAAATAGCTTATTGGCTCTTGCGGCAGCGGTTGTGGATATCTCTACGGTTCCCGCGTCTGTAACAGCGGAATCGAACTTGATGGTGCGATCAATGATGTCCTTGTGCTGCTGGGTGATCATTGTCACCCGGTCAAGCGTTTGTTCAAGAACCTCCGCTGGAAGCGGATCGTTCTCTACGAAATCGGTTCCCTGAGTCAGGGCGACTTCACGCAGGATAACCAGGGTTTCCCCTGTCGCAGGAGCCGTTACCATATTCACGGTTCCACCGGCAGCAACACCCGCACCCGCAACAGTGTAATGCGTTATTATGGTTTGCGTGGTACGGACCCCTGTGGAACTCACCAGGATAACGGTCAGATCGCCATCCGCCAGGAAGTAGTACGGAAACGAAAACGCCGTGGTTGTCCCGTTGCCAGAATACTCCGACCTGTTGACGGTACTGGAAACTGTCATGTTTTAATCCTCTCCATCGTTCATATTATCCTAACTCGTTGGGAAAACCACAATTATTTGGACACGTTGAATGCTGTTTCATTCCGATAACTCGGCAAAAGCGTCTTTGATATTTTTGCTCACTTCATTTCCACTGAGGGCTATCTGAATCATATTCATATACATTGTATCGATTATTTGTCTCTTCTCGTTAGGAGGCATACTCGGGTGCGTGTGTATCATCTGGATAACACCGCTATGTTCGGTAAGAATCTTACGAAAACCGTTTAGTTTAAACAGCGTCCTCTCTGGATTCTCTTTGAGAAGAGCCATCGCATCCTCAACACGCCCTTCCTCTATCCGCTTTTTAAAGCTTCCAGCGTATCTGACTGATTCTGCGTAGTTGTCATAGAAATCAGTGATCGAACTGGCGGCTGAAGTCGGATACCGCACAACAAAGCTCTTTATGAACGGTATATCCGCTAAAGTGCTTGCTGGCTTTACAGGATCTGGAAGCACTCCAGCCTCTCTCAACCCCTTGTCAACCAACTGAAGCATCTGCATCCCCAGCCCCCCGGTCCACTGACGTATATAGTTCTCGATGACAATCGCAGAACCCATGGTACTCAATCGCATTGGCGGGTCTTTCATACCAGGAAGTTTAAAGAAAGTAATCATCCTCCCTAACGACTTGGCGATCTCAGTGGTGTAATTTGTGTACTGTTCTTCAGGTAGGGCATGCTCCAATCTACTAGGGATAAGAGCTGTGCCTCTGAAGAAAGAATGATTGGATACTTGTTCCAGAACAGGAACTGATGCATTCGGTAGCACAGTAGCCAATGAATCGGCTGCCATCGCATCAAACAACCTTCCTTCCAAGTTCTCATCACTGTCCGCCATCTTATCCAGCATTCTTTCAGGGAATGTACCGAAAAGGATGCCCAACTCAAACGGTTTGGGAATTCTGAAGATGTGTTCATCAGTCATCACGATCCAGAACAGATCCTTCTGCCAAGAAGGAAGTTGTTTGTACCGCGGATCATCATGGTTACTCATCCACAATAAGACAGAAGGCATGGTGATCATGGCTACAGCTTTTGTGGTCGCCCTACCAGGGTTATCCCGAAAGGCTCGGTACATTCTGTCATACCCTTGAACTCTGGCATTCCAGAAAGCCGTAATCATGTTCATCCCTCTCATGCTGGACCCCATCCTGGCAAAGTCCAGAGTCACTTCACGAGACTGAAACCCAGCTT